GCAACATCTTTTTGGTTTTCGTAAGCCATATATATCCTAAAAAGGTGGGGGAGAGCACCCCCCAAAGGCAACTGCTCTTCTTTATTTTAGCAAGGTTCTTATCGTTTCGTTCAATACTGTCATCTCATTTGTTTTATAAACCTTCCATATTCTTTGTTGTCCGTGTATTCCGTTAAACGCCCCTTGATGACAATCTTTACATAAGGGAATGCAAAGGTATTGCTCGTGTTGGACGATGTGGTGTGCGTCACTTGGGCCACTCGCATCACAGACCCCACAGTTCATTTCCTTGATCTGGGCTAAATGCTTGCGCTCTGATAGGGTAGGTTTATTGTTCAAAGGTCACCCCATGTTCTGCACCCCATGCGTGTAACCACTCCACAAATTCTGAGGCTTGCTCTTTGGTGAATTTACGGGTTTGCTGACCGAGCTGCACAATCCCTGTCCCGTCTAGGCTTGGCACAATCTTGCCCTCGTTTAGTTTTTGGTCTTTGCAATACTGCCAGACTAGCATTCGTTTCCAATCCTCGGCATCCCACTTTGCGCCCAAGTGAGAGGCTTGTTGGGCTATTTCCTCAATCATGGCGTGATACTTGGAATTTTGTGGGCATGACCGACTTGCGTTTTTGATCTCCAAGGTCAATTGCTTGCCAGATGCTAGGGTTTCTTTGACTTTTGGCCACACACTTGCCATCAGCGCGGTGGCGTTATCTTTGGTTAGTTCTATCTTCACTTGTATTCCTGTTCAGCCATGTGGCAAAAAATAGAACACTCAATGTTTTGCTCTTGAGGGTAATCGCCTGCGTTTTTAGGCAGTTCATCTAAATAAACCCTTTCACCCTTGGATTTGGTAATGCTTGCGCCAATCAAACGCTCTAGTTTTGCCATGCGATCAAAATGGTCAGGGAAATCTACTCTTATTTTGTTCCAATACCCCGCCCCCCCCTTAACACACCCAATGCAATTATTGTTGTGATAACCCAATTTATACATTTCGGGCAGTTCAATATTGGCGTTTTTAAGCATAGCCAGACAATCTTCTTTGGACAATCCCTTGTCAATCAAAGGTGTCCAAATGTCTACATCGTTGTTGGCATCTATAAATCGGTCTAATCGGTGCTGTTCTTCTGCTGTATACCCAAACACTTGGCGATCTGTAATCTGCTCAAATTTCTGTCTGACTTCTTTTTTAAGAAACTTGGTACATGGTGCGCCAGCAATGCCAACTATATACTTTTGTTTCATAAAAACATTAAATATACTGCCTTCGTATTTTTCATTACGCAGTATTTGGATTTCTTGACCAAACCACTTTTCGCACTCTTTGAGGAATCGCTTGTTGTCTGGGTGTTCTTCTGCCACCTCGGTGTAAGCAATTATTAAAGGCAATTTGCCTGCATTTTCAGCAATAGCCAACTTGGTAGCCACCGCAGATGCTGCGCCACAGGAAAACCAACAAACTATTCGCATTCTTGCACCATGATGTTTGCGCCAGCAGTCTCAGCATAGACCTTGGTAATGTGCGCTTCTACAATCTGGCTGTCATCCGTGTAAACAATCCCGTTCATTGCGTCTGTAATGCTTTTGTAAACATTATCAATATCTATTTTCTTGGGATATTCCACGCCTCTTAAACACGCTTCCTTGCGCTTTTTTGAATAGGATGGGGGGATGGTATAGCGGAGGTATAAAAACACAGTTAAAGCCCCTTGTAGTGGCTCTGATGCGCCTATTGCTTGACGGGCTTTCATGGCTACTTGGGTTTCGTAGTCGATTGTCTTGGCATCGGTGTAGGTTTGGACAAAGTTTCCCCGTCTGGCAAACCGAGGTCTGCTTTTGGGTACGGGGTCACCTTCGACCTCAAAAGTTACGATTAGTGTCATTCGCGGTGTATTATTTTACCAATGGTAATGGTGATAGATTGTTCGTTTTGTTCTTTCTGCCACTCCGCGCCCATCTCCCAAGCGTTAACAGCAAAAATAATGGTGTTTATGTCGCAGTTTGCTATTTTTAGCATTTCAATCAATTCGTCTTTGCTCATGTAGCACTTTCAATCGTTGGACAATCAAGGTAGGCAGAGTAGGAAAATCCGATTTCAGCAGTTTGGTCATGTGCCTCGCATGGTCGATTGTTCCTTTGTTCATTGCTATCAAAGCGTAGTGGTTGACCAGATAGTCGAGGAATGTCTCCTGTCGTGTATAAGGCTTGAGTTGTGAGAGCCACGGGCATGGGGTGACCTTCTCTGAGTCGGTCAAGCAGCTTGTTGGCTTCATTTTTTGTCATAGTTGGCCACCATTTGTTTTCTTAATTCTGCAAGTTTTGCTAAAGCCTCGCGTTTGGCTTTGTCGCTATATTCTGGGACTTTTCGCTCAATTAGGACAAGTGGCTCTCTGGGTGGAATAGTTGGGCCATGTTGACAAATATTGCGAAATTGCAAAGAAGATGGCGGTCTGGCAGGGTCAATGTGCGTCAGAGCATAGTCCATTGATGGCCGATATGTAAGGAAAGAACCTAGCGTTCCAATCCACTCCTGGCGTATCAAATTTGCGTCTATTCCATCCCACTTACGGGCAAAGTCGTTGCCATAAATCGCATTCATACGACCAAAAATGTAATCAAAGCCTTGAGATTTTTCACAGAAGTCGTTCATTTTTCACCTCCTCAGTTTGCCAAAATTGTTTTTTAGGCGTAGTTAATCCGTTAGTCAAGACTGACATTGAGTTTGACAAGCGTTCAGCATTAGAAACTTTGTCCTTGACCCAATCGGCTTTAAAAGACTGCCAATTACGCACTACAACCTCGTTTAAAGCCATCTCAAGAGTCCAGCCTGCCTTATCTGCCTCTTTCTGTATTCCCTTGATTACCAAGGCGGTTACTTGGGCTTTCTTGGTTTTCCTTTGTTTAACAAAAGATTCCCAAACTTCTTGTGATACGCCTTCTGGCGTTGTTTCTGTTTTAGTCTTTGTTTTAGTTTCTGTTTCTGTTTCGGTTAAAGGTACATCTGTATACAACTGTATGCAAGTGCCTTCATGTGCAGGATATTTGCTTTCCTTTGCTCGGGGAATGTTGTCCCATTTGCACATTTGTAAATATGGCTTGCCTTCGGCCTCATAAAGCAAAATAAGGTTAGCCCTACTCAATTCCTCAAGTAGTTCTTTGCATTTGTTTATGGAAACGCTTTCTTTTATTGGAAAGCATTGAGCCTTGATCATGGCTGGTCTAGCGTCAAAACGACCAAAATCATCAACTGTCACCAGTAGTCGATAAAAAATGTTTTCTGCTTGGGGGGATAAATTGTCAATAGCCTCGCTGTCACGAACACCAGGCTTTAAATACCGAGTAGGCATATCTTTTCCTTCTGTCTGTCCTTCACTAACAAGAGAAACCTCGGCAGGCGGGAAGGCTCGCTTTTCGATACGCTCATGACTTCGCATCTAGCCGTGTTTCAAATTATTATAGGCTACTTAAACCACTCAGGTTTAAGAACCAACAACTGCCACATCCTTGCCTTGGGAACAGTCTTCCATTGCGAAACCGCAGCTTGGCTGATACCAAGAATGTCGGCAAGATCACGCTGTGAGCCTGCCAGACGGATAAGATGTTCTTTTGTCATCCCCGATATTTTACATAAGTAAACTTATTCCGTATTAGGGTTTATCCCTAGAAAATAACAGTTAAGTTGGCTTATAGTTATGCCATGCCCACAGCACATCGCATAGGGTCTTTTGGAGATAGTATGAACATTACGAACAGTTGGTACTTGGTTAACCAAGCCATAAAAGAGGCAGAACGCCTACAACAAAAAAGCATTACTGAAATGCAATACCGCAACTACATGGTTGTGCGTGATGAAGACAATTATGTTGTCCAAATGTTTAATTATCCCGCCCGTGACCAAGCGATTGCAAACGGCAGCTTGTTGTATATAACTCGCTAGGAATCAGCATGAAAGCAGAACACAGCGAATTTGATTGCATGGTGTGCGAACACCCAGACGCGCAAGGCGTTGACCTCGAATGCTACTTTGAACCAAACACAACTAATCTTTGGTTTGTCTATATCGGTGACGCACTTATCACCGACTTACTGCGTGACACAGTAATCCAATCCTTAGAACGCGGTTACGCCAAAGCCATCCAAGAGCAAATTGACAATGACAAACTCGACTATGCACTTGCCCGTTATGAAAGCAAACACTATGAAACACTCTAAATACATCCAACACGCCATCCAAGGCCCGTTTACATCCGACAAACCTACCTTGGTAGATCAGACGATCTTTTGGTTGTCTGGCTTTGTCTCTGGTCTTATCTTTGCCCTCTTAATTACAGGAAACTAACATGAAAAACATTGCTACTGCTTTGGTCAAGGCTCAGAAAGCCTTTGCACCCGCCCTAAAGAACGCTACAAACCCTCATTTCCGTTCCAAGTATGTTGACCTAGCATCTTGCGTGGACAGCGTTATAGGGGCTTTAAACGACAATGGGATATTCCTATTCCAAACAACCACAGAGCACCCAGACGGGATTATCTGTGAAACCAGTTTTCTACATGAATCAGGTGAACGGCTCGACTGCGGAAAACTGTTCTTTCCTTCACCCAAACATGACCCCCAAGGGTTTATGTCGTGCTTGACCTACATCCGCAGAGCCTCGCTCATGGCAGCCACAGGGCAAGCCCCCGAGGATGATGATGGCAACGCAGCTACTAAGCCAAAGGAGACTAAGGCTAATCACAACTTAATGCAAGACCATCTCACAACCATTCAAGAATCTAAAACATTGGAAGAATTGCAGTCTGCTTTTAAATTGGCATACAAAGCGGCTAACGCTGATGTGGAATGGCAAAAAAACATAACTGCGGCTAAAGATTTGATGAAACGCCAAATATCAGAAGATTTAAAAAATTGGGTTAATGATTACGATAAAGTGGAGAGTAAATAATGGAACAGCGTACAGAAGAATGGTTTGCCGCCAGAATCGGCAAAGTAACCGCCTCACGGGTGGCAGATGTGATCGCCAAGACCAAATCAGGCTATTCCGCTAGTCGGGATAACTATATGGCGCAATTAATCTGTGAACGCCTAACTGGTCAACAAGGTGAATCGTTTACCAATGCAGCTATGACTTGGGGAACTGAGACCGAGCCTTTGGCTAGATCGGCTTTTGAGGCTCATGCGGATGTAATGGTTG